AGCAGGTTTTTCAGCTACCGCAGGATCTAATACAGATATCAATGGTGTTGATATTGGTGAAGGTACTGCGCCATCAAATATTAATAATGCTCTTAGGGCGTTAGGTGCATTGTTAAAAAATATGGATACTGGAGCAAGCACCTTAACATCACCAGTTATGACAAGTGCAACAATAACAAATGCTACAATTGGCGGTTTAACTTACCCAACGTCTGATGGAAGTGCTTCTCAATATATAAAAACAGATGGCAATGGCGCATTGTCTTTCGGAACAGTTACTTTAACAACTATTAACAATAATGCTGATAATAGAATTATAACAGGCAGTGACACTGCTGATACATTAGAAGCTGAATCTACTTTAACTTATGATGGTTCAACGCTTGCTGTTACTGGTGCAATAACTGCTTCTACAACCATAACTGCTTCTGGTAATATTACAGCTTTTTCAGATGAAAGATTAAAAACAGACGTAGAAACAATAGAAAATGCTTTAGATAAAGTAATGAATTTAAGAGGTGTTACTTATACAAAAAGTGCAGAAAAAGGCATGGGAGTTATTGCGCAGGAAGTAGAAAAAGTAATACCAGAAGTTGTAGAGGATGGTGAATATAAATCAGTTGCTTATGGAAATTTAGTTGGCGTTCTTATTGAAGCAATTAAAGATCTAAAAAAAGAAGTAGAAATATTAAAACAAAGTTGTGATTGTTATGACTCAGCTCCCAACTAGTAGCACAATTACCTTAGAACAAATTAGAGATTTTTATGGTGACACTGGCTCAATATCTTTAAATGATTTATATAAAGGCGGTTCATTAGTTCCAAATCCTTCTAGTTACAATTCTGGTACACAAACAACTTCTGCATCTAATGCTAATTCTGCAATAGACACTATCGGACAACCAATTGCATTAGATGATTTTTATGGCGCACAAAAACTGGTAGCACCAACTGCATCAAACTTTACAGTAAACTCTCAAAGCGGTGACAATGGTGCAAGAGCGTGGGTTGGTGTAAAAAACAGTGGGCATCAATGGTATCAATCTGGCTATAATTATAACTATGCTAATATGGCAGGCACAGCTAACTCAGGGCAAATTTTATATGCAGTACGTTGGGGTTTAGCAGGCGGAACTGCTTCATGGTCAATAACTTTTAGAGTTAACAAAACAGGTGAATACTATTGCGCTTTTATGAGTCAAGGTAATGGGGGCGGTTCAAGTGTTGCAACTATAAGTGGCAGTGGTGTTGCTTCTGGTGGTATTTCTAACAACTCACAAAGTTTTAATACTCTACAAGCGCATACTCCTACTTTTACTGCCAATACAGACATTACAATAACAGGATCTACGACAACAGCAGGCGGTGGTGGTGGTGATGTTATACTAGGAATGGTAAGAACAAATTGTAACGCTGATGGTTTTACTCTTGGTTCTAATGCAGGCAATAACTTTATGTTGACCACTTATCAGAATTAATGAAACTATTTTGGGTGCTGTTGGTTTTTATTAATAATCAACAGGTATCAGAAATAGCATTTTCAGATCTAGACACTTGCATAGAATACGCAACTAAAATTTCAAAACAAAATAATGTGCAGGTAATTGCAGGAAGCAGTTACATCAATGCGCTTTGCATTCCAAGAAAGAGAGAGGGTAATTAACTATGGATTTTGGTATTTTTGTAGATGCTATTATTGGCATTCTAATTTGTGTTATTGGCTATCTCTGGAAAAGTCAGGCGGATGATGTAAAGCGAATTGATATATTGCTAAATAGGACTAGAGAAGATTTTGCAAGCCGTTCTGAAGTTAAAGAACAAATGGATAGAGTTTTAGAATATCTCCATAGATTAGAGGATAAGTTAGACCGACTTAATGAAAAGTAATGGTTGTAGCAGAAGTTCTTACAGGCATTAGTTTAGTTAAGGCAAGCGTTGATTTTATAAAGTCAAATATTAATACTGCCAATGACATAGGTCAAATTGCTAAACAAATTGATGATCTGTTTGCAGGCGAAAAACAAGTTCAGAAAGACAGAAATAGAAAAAGCAACCGCCATTCAATATCTAAACAGCTAGGTGTTGAATCAGTAGCGCAGGAAATTATTGATGCAAAACTTGCGCAGGAACAAATACAGGAAATATCTACATTAATTGATTTAAGATTTGGGCATGGCACTTGGGCAGGGATTATTGCTGAAAGATCTAAAAGAATACAGCAAGCCAAAGAGCAGGAAAAAGAATTGCTTAGACAGCGTATGAAGCGCAAAGAAGAGTTTCATGATACTTTTATGGTCATTAGTATTATCTTAGGCTCTGTGATCGCTGTAGGCGGATTAGCGGTTATAATAGTAATAAGCATAATGTGATTAGCAATACAAAAAATGGGCGGATTGCAGAATACATTGCAGGCGCAAGTTTGGAAGAACAAGGTTTTTCAACATCATTTTGTCAGCAAGATGGCATCGATATTTTTGCATTTAAAGATGAACATTTTTACAGGGTGCAGGTAAAAGGTGCATTGCTACGAAAAACTAAAGGTTATTTACATCACCAGTTTCAATTAGGAATAGGTGGCACAAAAAGACAGCCTGACATTAATGATTATGATTTATGCGCCTTAGTCAGCTTGTATGAAAGGCGTTGTTTTTATTTACCTGTTGAACATTTAACAGGGCGCACCATTCGTAAAACTTTAAGGGTTTTTGAAAATAAAAATATTGAAGAAGAAACTTTAAAAGAAAGTTTAAAAATTATTCATAAAAGAAAATACAGGAAGAAACTAAAATGGAAAGTTTAGCAGATCAATTAATCAGACATGAGGGTTTAGAACTTCATTTATATAAATGCAGTGGCAAACCACCAAAAATAACAATTGGCGTGGGAAGAAATGTTCAAGACAATGGCATAACAGAAGATGAAGCAAGGTTTATGCTTAAAACTGACATTGATAGATCTAGAAAAGAATTAGAAACTTTTTACTGGTTTAATGAGCTAGATGAAGTCAGGAAAGATTGTTTAATCAATATGGTATTTAATTTAGGCTTCCCAACTTTTAAAAAATTTAAAGGTTTAATATCTGATCTTGAAGATAAGAATTTTAAAATGGCATCCGCAAATATGTTAGATTCGCGTTGGGCAAAACAGGTAAAAAATCGCTCAAAAGAATTAGCTGAACAGATGCGAACAGGTGAAAGACAAAATGGATAATGATAAAGATGATCTAATTCCAGATAAACTTGCTTATCAGGTAAATAAAAGGCGTATGGCATGGGTTTTAATTATTTTGATGGGAATAACAACAATTGTTACTTTAATCGCTCCACAGCGTTTAGAAAGCGCGGAAAGCATATTAATGACACAGTATATTAGTATGTGTGGATTAGTTGGAGCATATTTTGGTTTTAGTGCTTTAGGTGGTAAAAAATGAGTTATAAAGATCCAAGATTAAAAAGGTTTGGTTTATCAGGATTTAATAAGCCAAAAAAAACACCCAATCATAAAACTAAAAGCCATATGGTTTTAGCTAGATCAGGTGATCAAACAAAGTTAATTAGGTTTGGTCAACAAGGCGTAAGCGGTGACAAAAATAAAACAGCTAGGTCTGATTCTTTTAAAGCCAGACACAAAGCCAATATACAAAGGGGTGTTATGTCTGGGGCATTTTGGGCAAATAAAGTTAAGTGGTAATTGATTTAATTTCTTGCTCAACTTCATACATATATTTTTGTCTTAAAACTTCTACAAATTCATCGTCAAAATAAAAACCTTTTAGTGGCTTTGTTTCACTGCGATAAACAGTTAATTCTGGAACTCTTTCCTCATAATATTCTTTTAGTTTTGTTAATTCTTCATCACTAAATTTCATATCAATATTTATATCAAATCTTAATTTAGTCATTTAACTTGCCCCCACTTCCATTAATTGGCATTCTTCACTTTCCATTTGATATTCAGAATGGTCGTGGCAATTTTCTAACCAAAGTTGGTCAAGGTCTAAATCTTCAATATAATCGTCAACAAATTGGTTATAAAATTCTTCTTCTGACGTATCTATTTTACTTTTGTCAATCTCACCTTTATCGTCATCAAAGAAATTCATTTCAAGAAATTCCTGATAATCATATTGAGTATCATCTACCCAACTTTTTAAATCAGCAAAATCAATATCAATATTTATGTCATAAACTTTAACATCAGTTTTGCATATTTTC